CCGGCCAGATGGGCGTTGTGGTCTGCCGCGCCCTGCCAGTGTACCACGCTGTCCTGGAGGGCCTCCTCGATGACGCCGATATCCCGGGCGCTCAACACAAGCTGTACTCTGCTCATGACGCGCCCCCTCACTCCAGCTCGGCCTCTGCCTGCATGGCCTGCTCCACGGCGGCGTGAAGGGAGCCGCAGACAAACACGACCACATGCTCGCCGGACGGAGTCACGGCCTCCACACGCCAGCCCTTACCATAGCGCTGGGCGTTGATCACCCGGTTCACAGGATCACCTCCACCCAGCTGTCCGCGAACAGGGCGAACAGGATGCAGGCGGAGAATACCGCCGAGCCGATAGCTCTGTTGCGCCGCAGGCGGCGCTCGTTGCGGGTGCGTTGCATCTCAAATCCTCCTTTGTGTACTCCGGCAGGCCGGCAGGGCCCGCCATGTTGTTACCAGATGCCCATGTCCACCATGACCTGGGCGGCAATTCGCTTAATCTCGGCCCGGTTGGCGGCCCGCTCCTCCTCGGTGGGCGCCACGGCCGGGTGGGGCGTGTAGCACAGCGTGGTGCCCATCTTGGGCCCGCTGTCCATGACGGCGGACTCGTCCACCAGGACGCGCTCCCCCCGCCGGTCGGTGATCCAGTGCAGCCCCCTCCGTCGGGTCATGTCGGTGTGGAGCAGCATGTCCCCGATCTGCTCATCGAAGGACTCGACGGTGACCACCAGCTCCTCCAGGGGCTCGATGTCCATCTCCAGCGTCAGCTGCTCGCCGCTTGTGTATGTACTGGCAGGGCTGCTCTTGCGTTTTGCCATGGTGCTCCACCTCCTTCCAGACCCTATTCAGGGGTCGGGCTGTCCTATGCCCTCTCGGTGTCCTTGGCGCAGCGCAGAGCCAGGGCGGCCTCCACGATCTCCTGGAGCTCCTCCAGGATGGCGTCAAACTCCGGCCGCTCCACCGGGTCGATCACGTTGTCCTCCGCCATCCGCATGAGCCGCCGGTCGGCGTGGCTGTCGGCGAAGGCGTAGATCCGATTAGTCAGCCGGGCCGACGCCTCCAGCACGGAGCACTGGGGTACCTCCGGCACCACGCGGCCATACATGGCATTGGTCTCCCGCAGATGCTGGTAGGCCAGGTGCTGGGCGTTGTACAGGATGACCATCAGCTCCACCACCTCATTGGGCGGGATGCGCTGGCCGCCCTCATAAGCCCGCAGGCTCTCCACACTGATCCCCAGCCGTTCTGCGGCCGCTTCCTGGGTAAAACCGGCCGCCTTGCGACAGGTTTTGTAGATATTCCGGCATTCCTCCGGCATGGTGTTTCCTCCTCCTTCGGGGTAAAATGGATATAACAGGGGGTGTCAGCCAGCGGCCTCGCCCTGGGTGTCTTTCTGCTCTCCCCCAAACAGCTCGTCGATGGAGCAGTCCAGCACACGGGCCAGCAGGGGCAGGAGCTCCGTCCGGGGGACGGATACCCCTGTTTCCCACTTGCATACGGCCGGCTTGCTGACGCCTACGTCCTCGGCCACCCGGGCCTGGGACAGACCCCTGGCCTGCCGCAGTTCTCTGATTCTCAACGGTTTCCCTCCCTTCAACTTTTCCTTGTACGGGTTTGTTGTGTGTGGTAGAATTAACTTGCAAGCAACAATGTAGTGACATCACTGTCTCCTAACCAGATGCCATGTAAATAGGGGGTGATTTGTTGCTGGATATCCTTGGTTATTTCAGTATTAGCGCTATTGCAAGGGCGATAGAGCAGGCCGAATTTACCAGAAGATATATTCTCAGCCGGTTAATCCGCATCTCAGCCTCCATGTTTTTCTCCCAAACGTATTGGAGGCTAGGGATCTCTACCCCGTCGATGAGGATGGAGTTCGGCTGTGGTCCCATAGCTTCCCTCGCTGCAAATTTGATTTTGATATTGTGAGACTTTGGGCTCATCATTTTACCCCCTCTCCACTGATTGCCTTGGGCGTTGCCGCGCCACTTCTTTCCCGATGATTGTCCAACTTGCCCTATCCGCTGCCTTGGTAGAATGTAAGCGGTAGAAGGGAGCCGTTTTTATGTCTAACCACAGAAAAAGCAGTAGAAAAGATTTAGAAGAACACATGCGCTACGCCTTGCGCTACATTGCAACAACCGGTGATCTTCCCCCATTAGATGACAAAACTAAGTTCGCACTAAAGGAGTGTCAGGATGCGGGTTATATAGAGGGCCTCCTAGTGAATGTGATGAGCACAGGCCGTATTGTTATAGAACACTCATATCCACGGGTGAAATTAGCTGGGTTACGATTTGCCTATCCGTATCGAGATTGGAGATTTGTTCTCCCTGTCCTAATTGCAATCGCTGAACTTGTGGTCATTATCATACAAACCATCCAAAACGCAGGAGGCTGATTATCAGTAGGGTCGCGTTAACCACAGTAACCACCAGAAGGAACTTGTCGCGCCACATCATTCTCATCACCCCCTCCCCATTGATTGCCCCTTGGTTAATTTCTGATATAATCATAAGCTCGATATTGCGCATTGTCAATAAAATAACTCGATATTGCGCATATTTGTAGTGCTTGTCCAATTCTTTTAATAGAGGAGTGACCTCCCTTGAATGTCGATCTTTTTGTGCAAAATGTCAAACAGCTCTGCGCAGAGCGGGGGATCAGCCCCACCGCCGCCTGCAAGGAGAGCGGCGTCGGCACCAGCTTTATCCCCGACATCAAGCGTGGTCGTATCCCCTCCATTGACAAGTTTGAAAAGCTGGCGCTCTATTTGGGTGTGACGATCAGCCAGCTCATTGGCGACGCAAGAAATAGCCTTGTGGTGATGCAGTATAGCGTCCCCCCAAAGGATACTATCGAAGAGGTCTACGAAATTCTTGACATGATACAGCCCAAGTTGATCCACGATTTCAAATCGTATATCAACAGTACGGATCCCCCCATTTCTGCAAGTAGCAAAGGCCCATACACAGCTTTCATTGAGGCGCGGCTCCAGAATTTTGATAAAACTAATACGCCTACGCAAGCAGGACTTTCTGACCCCGCCGCATTTTCCGCTGATGAACTTTCTATGATCAAACTGTTCCGCTCTCTCCCATCCGAGCAACAGGAGGCTTTTCTGGAAATTCTCCGCGCAGCTGCCACAGGCCAAAACAATTCATGAATTGCGCATAAGAAAACGAGGCAATAAAAAAGTGTCCAAGTTGGACACCAAAAGAGGAAAGGGGAATGGATATGGATTTTATCGATCAACTGAAGCAGTTTTCAAAGCGTGTGGAGAGCATGAAGGACTCCATTCAGACTGAGGAAGCCACCAAAACTGCAATTATTATGCCGTTCTTCTCCATGCTCGGCTATGATGTATTTAATCCCCAGGAATTTGTCCCCGAGTTCACCGCCGATGTCGGCATCAAGAAGGGTGAAAAAGTAGACTATGCCATCATCAAAGACGGTGAGCCCGTCATCCTGGTTGAGTGCAAATCCATATCTGAAAATCTTGACCGGCATGACTCCCAGCTTTTCCGGTACTTCGGTACCACCACGGCCAAGTTTGCCATCCTCACCAATGGTCTTACATATCGTTTCTATACCGATCTGGACAGCCCGAACAAAATGGATGACGATCCGTTCCTGACAATCAATATTCTGGATGTCCGCGAGAACCAGGTTCCTGAACTGAAAAAATTCTGCAAGTCTGTTTTTGATATTGACTCCATTTTCAGCACCGCCTCCGAGCTGAAATATGTACATGAATTTAAGCGTGTTTTCACGGAGCAGTTAGAAGAACCTTCGGATGATTTTATACGCTTCTTCCTTCAGGGGTGCTATTCCGGACCCATGACTCAAAACGTGATCGAAAAATTTCGCCCCGTCCTTCGTAAGGCCCTCAATGACCTCATCAGTGAAATGATGAATGATAAGATCAAGACAGCGTTGGGCGGCTCTGGCGGTTCTGTTTCCGTCACGGAGCAGAAGCCCGCTGATGAATCGACTGCCACACCTGCCGAGCCGGAGAAAGCAGAGAAAAGGACTCCTTCGATTATCACCACGGAGGAAGAACTGGAAGCGTTTTTTATCGTGAAGAATATGCTTGCCGATCTGGTCGATATCCATGATATCAAGTACAAAGACACAGAGTCCTATATCAACATTCTCTATAAAGGCAACATCCGCAAATGGATCTGTCGTCTCCGCTTAACCGACAATCTAAAGACTCTAATCGTCCCCGATGAAAACAAAAAGGAGATTAAATATCAGCTGACAGATATTTATGACCTCCAACAGTACAAAGATCTACTGAGCGAGGTTCTTCAGCGATATATGTAATCTCCACCTCGAGCGCCTAGATAAGGACGTGACCGCATGTTAGACGAAAAGGATTTACAGGCCATCGCGCAGCTCATGGAGCAGCAGCGAAAGGACATCATGCACGATGTGAAGGTTCTTCTGGACACAGAGGTTTCCACCAAGTTCAACCTGCTGGCCGAAGGCATCGAGGACATCCAGCGCCGCATGCCCAGCGAGGACGATATGGACATCATCGACGGCCGGCTGGACACGCTGGAGGCCATCGTGAAAAAGCACTCCCGTGAAATCGCGGAGCTGAAGAAGGCGCAGTGACGCAGCCCCCAATGTGTCCAACTTGGACACAAAAGAAACCGGGCTCTGCCTGTCCTCACGGAATAGGTATGTTGACATTGTGCGCACATATGCTATACTATAGGTAAAGGAGCTGATAGTATGGCAAATATCAACATCCGCATTGACGACAACCTGAAGAAGGACGCCGAGAACCTGTTCAACGATCTCGGCCTGAACATGACCACCGCCACCACCATGTTCCTTAAGCAGTGCCTGTACTGCCACGGCCTGCCCTTTGAGGTGCGCATGGATCCCTTCTACTCCGCCGCCAATCAGGCCCACCTTCGCCGGGCCATCGCCGATCTGGACGCTGGCAACGGCAAGGCACATGAGCTGATCGAGGTGGAGGATGAATAAACTATGGCAGGACGAGGCATGGGCAGACTATCTCTATTGGCAGCAGCAGGATAAGAGACTGCTCAAGCGGATCAACCAGCTGCTCAAGGATATTGACCGGAACGGCTATACGGGCATCGGGAAGCCGGAGCCGCTGAAGGGTGATCTCTCCGGCTGGTGGAGCCGCCGTATCGACGATACCCACCGGCTGGTCTACCGCATCCGTGATGGCCGCATTGAAATCGCCCAGTGCCGCACGCACTATGGAGAATAGAAAAGAGAAGCC